TCTTCCTGCGAATCAAACTCAACATCTACATCTTCATTAGTTACTGCATCTTTTATTTTATATATCTGTTTCATATCTTTATGGTTTTAAATTATTTATAATTCCACTTTCAAATACTTTCTTTGCCCCGAAGGGCTACCCCACACGTGCCGATGTTTATCTCTCACTGTCGTACACCGCAGGGTTGGTTGTTATTTTTTAATTACATCATCAATAAATGCTAAATTGTATTTTCTATCTTTCAATATTTTGTTTTCAATCACTTTAATCCTAAGGTGCCGTGGGTTTTCTTTAATAACAGCGTATATCTTATTTGAAACAACTAATTCTACTGTTTGTTTAGGTTTTACGAATAATATTTTTTCATTGTTTTAGTTTCTTGTGGGTCATATGCCAAAATGGACAATATTCGCACCGGTAAGCTCTTAATTTTAATTTACCTTTTGTCATCTTCTTTGCTTCTTGCTTTGCGATCTCCTCGTTGTAACTTGTTTTGAACAGAACAGGGCATTTTGGCTTTATTATAAACTTCTTGTGAGCGACCTTCCGAGATTTCACCCTCAACGAAGGTAATCTTGGAGCCACTTCTAATGTATCTAACTTGACCGGTTTCTTGATTGACGACTTCAATGGCGTGTGGGTAATACGTAGAATTTTTCTTATTCTGTTCCCACATGCAACCATCAGTGACGATAAATATTTCTTCATTTTTCATAATTATTAAACTAAATGTCTTGTTTCACTATCGTACTCATCACTATCATCTTTCTCCGCTTCTATATAACAAGTGTCACATAGACCAGAGTCGGGGTCTGCATAGTCTTGGTCAAATAGTGGCTTGTCGCATTCGCTACAGGTTTTCATGTTATTTCTTTAATGATAATTTTAAGTAATGACTCTCCTTTGCTTTTGCAATACCTTTCTCTTGCTCCTGTACCTTTAATATTTTCAAACTTTCATCTAGCTTCGTAACCTTTCCAGAATATATCCATGAAAGTTTTGTTGCGATAGTTAGTTTATCCTCACCGACAGGAAGAGTCTTTAGTCCTTTATCTTCCATATCTGCGACTATCTTCTTATTAAGTGCTTCTGCTTCGTCCTCCAATTTACTTATTTGCTTCTTGATCTCTATGTACTTTTCGTATGTAGTTTTCATAATCTTCGTGTATTTCTTTAATTGCTAATAGTGCCTCTTCTCTAATTTTCTTACGTTGCCATTCTTGAATGGTACGTGAGAACTTTTTATACTTACCTGTTAATTTTAATTCTCTAGTCTGCGAAGTTAATGTATGTTTTCCAAATTTAATACTCTTTTCTTCAAACTTTGTTTCAAGCCATACAATGTGACAAAGATTTTTTACCTTTCCTAACTTTTCCTTAAACAACCAACTGTACCAGTCCAACTGTTTGTGCTTGGCGACCTTTAATTTGTTCCAAGGCGGTTTACCATCCTTATCTACATGACCTGTTTTATGATCCATGAAGGCGAATGTTTTAGAATCATACGTATCTGGTCGCCCATTGAACTTTGCCCCGTCAATATTAACTTCCAATGTTATTTCCGGCATATCGTATGTGGGTACCCATGGTAGTTCACCTTTCTCAATTTTTTTTGCAATCTGTTTGCCTAAAATTGTTTCTACGGTCTCAAAAGGTTTTTCATTTTCGTAATACCTTCTGCGATACGCTTCTTTATTTGTTTTCCATAAATTCCAGCCGGAATAAGACAAAGAGTCACGATACTTTCCATTAGGCTTTATGCCTAGGATATATTTCATTGTTTATTGCTTTAATAGTAATAACTAAATTATATGCCAACTAAAAGTTAAGTCAATAGGTACCTGTGGATAACTCTGACTTGCTATTTGTAGCAACTAAAGATAAAATATAGGAGTAAGTGATTATTAACTAAGCAATAAACAATCATGACAAAAGAAAAAGCAAGTGGGTACAATTTTGAAGATTACGCTAAGGACGCTCTAACTAAACCTAGAGACATCGCATGGAGTAATTGGGCTAAATTTGAGAAGGTGGGAGACAAGGTACAGGGTTTTATTAGAGATGCTTTCTATAGACAAGCAGAAGGAATGTTCAAGGAGCAGAGAGGTATCACACTTGAACAACCAAATGGAGAGCTTATCAATGTTGGAATTAAAAGACTTTCATTCGTACTAGACAAAACAGACCATCTACGACTAGGCGATCCTCTTACAGTAATATTTGAGAGAGAAGAAAAATCTTCAACAAAAGGTTTTAGCCCGACAAAGATATTTAGTTTCTACGGAGCTAATCTTCCAGAGAACGAAAGTAATTCAACTGTTAAAGAATTAGATGAACACGATGAAGCTGAAGGTGGCACAGGTGCTCCTGAAGAATCAGAGGACGTAAAGAATTTTAACAAGCCAGAAGACATTCCGTTTGAAGGATAAATAAAAAGCATCACTTACATAAAAAGACTCCCTTATGGGAGTTTTTTTAATGTAGTGGTCTTCTTACCATCTTACACTTGTAACAATAGAATGCTTTATTATTCGTCTCCGGCTTGTACACCTCCCTCTGTGTCTTGCAGAACAAGCACTTCACTTTTATTATCTTCGGCATGAAATCGTGGGTTAATTGCTAAACAAGCAAAACAGCAGTAGTCATCTTTTCTCATAAGAAAGCCATCACCATAATAACAGTTACATATCCATCCATTATTATTTACATGTCCGGGGAGGTTTATCATAATTTTATTGATTTAATACTAATCTCTCCTGCTCGTGTTTCTGTTAATGATTTTCTTTTGCTCTTCTTCTTCTCTTCTATAAAAGCTCCTACCGATATGATCTGTAATGACTTTGGATATTTTATCACTATAAATGATGGCTCTCCTCTCATATAAATATAATCTGGAAGCCCCTCAACACCTTCTGTGCGAATTAGTACACCTTTATCTCCACTTATTGCGAGGCCATAATTGAGTTGTGCTTCTTTTACTTCAGAGAAGTTAAGATAATCTTTACCACGACTGTCTTTATTCTCAATGGAACAAGTGCGGAATGGATTAGCCCGGAGCCAATGTCTAAATTTTATTGCGGACTGTGCTTCTCTTTTCAACATATATTTTCTCAATGAAGTCTTCTTTACTTTCTATTGCTTTGGCTACTGCTTCGTCTATACCACCTTTTACTACGAGAGTTATAAAGATATTTTTCTTCAAATTATTGGCTCTTAATATACGACCCTCTGCTTGTATTCTATCCACCACAGAATATGTCATGGAAGCAAATACCATACATGGATATGTTGGCACTTCCCACCCAGCACTTATTTGTGACTGACAAACTAGAATACAATTTTTACTACTGTTAGCTTCTTTCAAAACTTCATCACGATTTTTTGTCTGCCCTGTAAGTGTTAAGACTTTATAGTCTGCCTTAGTTAATGCGGAGACAATACTTTTAATTTGTGCGGTGTACTTTGCGAAGATCACCATTTGTGGAAACTCAAGAGCTAGGTCTAAAATCTTTTCTATTTTATTATTTGCAAACTCTTCTTCTTTATTAAACTCATCACCACCAAGCACTCCGTTTTCTACTTGATGTAACTTTCCTATCTGAACAATTGGCTCTGGATATTCTATTGGAATTTCTTTAAGTCTTTTCTTCTGAGCATCAGTAAGTTCTATGTGAATTGTTTTATAAATTTGTGTAGGAACATCAAAGTAATCTTCCAGTCGTCCTGTGTATCCTGTTGTCTGCACAATTCTTCCAAGTCTTTCTTTTACTTCTAAAGTTTTACGAGGTATCCAAAACTCTCGGTAGCCTTGAGATATTCTGGTGTAGAAAGCGTCACGCCACTCGTGATAATTCCATTTATAGCCGAGCAATATTCCAAGAGCATATACCGACATCGCTGATCTTATTGGTGTGGCCGTTAAGAAGTATAATCTTTCTGGAGGGTTTTCCTGTAAGTATGTATATAAAGTATCAAAGAGTTGCGAAGCACGAGGGCTTATAACTCCTCTACGTTGTTTTGTTGCTGTGGTAACACCTGCGACTGTGTGAGCTTCATCTACAATAACTGTATCAAAACGTGGAAGTGTATGAGCAACTTTTTTGAATTGTTCTTTTGATAAAGAAGTTATGTTCTTATCAAGACCAAACTTCTTTGCCTCACGTTTAAAGTTCTCTTCTTCCTTTTGTGTCTTTGGAGTTATTACAAGTATCTTTCCTTTTGCAAGATGTAGAGCTGTCAAAGTTTTTGCAGAACCTGTACCAAGCCAGAGTCCACACTTCTTTTTATCTTCGTCTATTATTTTTTTCTGGTGATCATATAGATTTGTCATCTTTGTCGCTGTTAATCACTCCCCATACATTCTGTATGGACATTTTAAAGATACGAGCTATACGAACCATCTCAATATTCCCGGTCCAATAAAGGTCTTTGATAAGTTCTTTGCGGAGCTTTTTGTCTAACTCCTCTATTTTTGTAGGTCTTGGCATAGATATATTGTAGCACTAAAAATAAATTTGGCTAGATTAGTTTATCCACAGGCAAAAAGTTTGCAACTAAAAATAAAAGTATTATACTTAAGTAATGCAAATTTCTTTCACCACATTGTTAATAGTATTCACCATCCGATGCCTTGAAAGAGGCGTGCAGTCGGGTGGTGAATTTTGTTTGCAATAACATGACCTTCTACGAAGCACTAAAAGTATTTCCAGAGCATAAAGAAATTCTGCAAAGGCAGAATAAAGATATTCTGGAATACTTAAAACAAAATGAGAAAGTTAGAAAGCAATGTGAAGATATTATTTACAGGAAAGCAAAGAAAGAGAGTGAAGAGTTTTGGAGGATGATAGCAGAGGAGTTGATTATAAAAGTAAACAGAGAGGAATACTGGAAGAGGCGATTGAAGAGAAATCAGATGGCACTATCGCCTAGTAAAAGTCGGAAGGGTGTGACAGAAGAGATGATAGCAAGAGCGAAGGAATATCCAGTGGAAGAGTTGATTGAGTTTAATAGGAATGTGGCGAGATGCCCCTTTCATAATGAGACGACGGCATCGCTACATTATTACAAGAAAGATAACAAGTGTCACTGCTTTGGAGGATGTAATAAGTCGTACGACTCCATAGCCATTTATCAACAGTTAAATAATTGCTCCTTCGTGCAAGCGGTGGAGAGGTTACAATAATAAAAGTGAAGCTCGCTGAATTAAAAAACGAAATTAAGAAGTACCAACATCTTGAGGACACCAAGATTATTGATATATCTTTGGCATCTATTATAGCTTCACGCTTGCAGATAGGTGATCCTGTGTGGCTTATTATTATTGGTGCGTCGTCTGGAGGTAAGTCGCAAATCTTACGACCACTAGCCCTGACAGATAAGAAATTCCTTCATAGAGTGGACGACCTTACAGAGAATACTTTCCTCTCAGGTGGTAAGTCTAAAGAGGGTGAAATCTCTCTCCTCAATCAAATAGGTGAGCATGGTGTAATCGTCATCTCAGATCTAACTGTTATCTTTTCTAAGCAAGCAGAGGCTCGTACAGCCATTCTATCGCAGTTCCGTATGATATACGACGGAGAGATGACCAAGATTACAGGTAATAGCAAAGAGCCGTTACACTGGCATGGGTACTTAGGTGTACTAGCAGGCTCTACGCCATCTATCTACTCTCACTTTGAAGAAGTATCAGACATGGGAGAACGATTTATCTATTGGAGAATGAAGGAGTTTGACCAATACAAGGCGACGCACCTCGCACTTAGCAGAAAGAAGTTTGGTAAAGGACTAGACACCACTCTATCTGACCTATATGCAGAATACCTCTCAGAAGCTACTAAGTCATATGACGGACGTGATATAGAGATAAGTGATGATGTACTAGCACGACTTATCGAAGTTGCTTCCTTTGCCGAGCGTGTTCGTACAGTCGCACATAAGGACTGGTCCGGTAAAGAGATAGACAGAATACCTGTTCCAGCTATGCCTATGCGTGTAGCATTGCAGTTGATGTCTATCACCAAGGCGTTATCTGTAATGCGTAACTACGAGTCTGGAAGTTATGAGCTATTAGAGTCTGATCTCTCTGTACTGGACTGGTGCGGATACTCTCTCGCAAATGAAGAGAAACGAGCTGTGCTGAAAGTATTGGCAAGTGTTGCTTTTGATAACTATGTATCCTCCCAGATTATTGCTGACAGAATAGGACTAGCAACTAATGTCATCGGTATTATATGTCAGAACCTGTCTGCTGTGGGTGTTGTAGAGCGGTCTGCTGAGAACGGTGTGCTGTACTGGAAGTTCAAGGATGAGAGGGATTATAGAGTGGTAAGGCGTATTGAGCATATTGAAGTGGTGGAGGTTATTGTTGAGAGAGAAAGAACAACAGAGGAAGGGTTTGTTGACACGATTGGTGATAAGTGGTAAGATTAAGAAGTACCACAACGGCGTGGTTAATAGCCCAAAACTATAAATTTATCTTAACCCTCGCAGAAATGTGAGGGTTGAGTTTTTGTCTTATGCTCTGGAAGAGTATATAAACGAGAAAAGCACCATAGTGTGGTGCTTTTGTTTTCTTGAATGTTGAGCCATCGTGATGTCTTAAGCATACAAAAATTGACTAAAAATGTCAAGTCAATTTGAGTCTCTTATAGTGGTGGTAGTCGTCTCCCTCGTTTCATGGGTGGTATTTTATAGCCTGCCTCCCTTAGCATACGGACATATCGCCAATATGATGGGATACTTATTTCAAAGTGCTTGCTAATTTTCGCACCAGTCTCGCCCTTTTCAATTAAAGGGATGATGTCTGATATTTTAGTTAGTTTCATTGCGTTGTCGGTTAATTATTAAGTGTATACCTCCTACAAGTAGCATAGAGACAGCAAAGCCTGTCCACTGTTCTATGCTGTAGCCGATTATACCGGCGAATATGTAGATCATATTAGTTGCATTGAGTATAATTTCTAAGTGGTAGCTCTTTTTGCTCTCTCTCTCGTTCAAAGGGGTGCCTTGTAATGAATACGTCAAGCGTAATAACTAGCAAGGCTAGTGTTAAAAATGCGAATGCTGTTATTAGTATTTTGTTCATGTTATTAGTTGTTATTTATTAATGCAACAAACCCCACCGCTCGCTGTGAGCTGTGAGGTTGTCGCTTTGCCTTTGTCCTTGATAGGTGGAAGCTTTGCGTTTACCTTTCTGTTACTGCTAGATATTGCCCTTGTGGATTGTTCATATAAACATTATAGTGTTTACCGTTTATTTGTGAGTGGCACGCTGTAATGTGTAATGTTATCAATTCATTTTGTTGCTCGTCTATTATTTCACATTTGATATACTCATTCCCGGACTTAGTCACTGGCTTGCCTCTTTCGCTGGAGGCGGTTAAGAATAGTTTCATGTTATTTGTTACAATTGTTTTCTAATTCTGTTTCAAGCTCGACAAGCTCATTTATCAAGTCCATTGTGCTACTTCCTACCTCATAAGATAAACTCTCTCTAATCTTATCTATTTTGTTTTGTAGTTGTTTTGTTGTCATGTTATATTATACCGTTAGTCTCAAACTCCTCTGTTAAATCAAACTTTTCGCCTAGTGCCTCAAACTCACTTGACCATTCCGCAAGTTCTCCCCACGAATAAGCATGAGTATCAAAACTGTTTTGCCAGTCAATAGCATATTGCCTCGCCTCGTCTTTTGTTGTTGGTGTTTGTTTTTGCATATATTTATAATTATTCTAATAATGAGATAACTTGTTGACTATACAAGCCCCCAGAAGCCCCGCCAGTGGTGTGCTGGTGAAGCCTAGCGGGTTATATACTAACGCAACGGCTGAAAAAGTCCTGTAATGCCTCGCTATGTGTACTACCGAAGCCCACGATGTTGCGTCCGTTGTGATCGTGGCCTCGTGCGATGTACCAGTCTTTTGCGTATTTGTATATTATTGCTGACATGTTATTGTATTTCGTTCAAAGCTTCTAATTCGTCTAGTGTAAAAAGCTTTCGCAAATTGCGGTCTTGCTCTTTACAAGCGTCAAAAGTCTTTAGTGCTGTTATACTATCTTCTTCATACCCAAAAGCTGAGTAAAAATCTTCTAGAGTATCTTCATATAAAGGAGATAGACACGCTAAAATATCATATTCATTCGGCATATATTCTGCTATTTTTTTGTTTTTTTGTTCTGGTGTTCTAACTGTTCGCCAATTTATGCCTTTGCTTTGCAAAAACCTTTCGGCCTGATAGTGTTTTGAGTCCTCTTGAAAAGATAACCTTTTAATGTTTTTTATTGCCTCTATTATTTCAGAATTCGCAATACTGTCCCAAAAATCAAAGGTATATTTTGCCCTCTCATTTTGTAGTGTTACTGTATAATTTATGCCGTGCCTCTCTCCTTTCTTTGCCCACAAAGGAGCTTTTTGTGGTATTGCTTCCACTATTTCAAGCGTTGTGCCTGTATCGGTTAAAAACTTTCTTGCTTGTTTTGTATATTCGTTGTTCATATTATTATTTATATTATATTGATAAGATCACCACAAAAAACACCCATATAAACAGCATTGTAATAACAAGGCCTAAAAATACGCCTAGGCCGTTTATAATCGACTTTATAAACTCTTTTCGCTGTTGTCTCTTATATTCTTTATAGTTGCTGTATCCGTTCATAATTTTAAAGGCTTTTTAATTGTTGTTGCCTTATATATATATAATAGCATAATGATACAATAGCACAAGTGTTTTATACTGTAATATGTGGATAACTCAGAAACAAAAAAAAGGCGTATAATATGGATATTATACGCTTTTATATGTTATGATACATTTTTTAGATAATGTCAATATGTGTATCAATATATTGTTGTAATAGTTGCGGGGTGACATCTAGTTGATGTGCAAGGCTTTCAATAGTAGAAAAGCGTAAATAAGTGGTAAGGCGTTCAATGTCGTCTTTTGAGGGGTGATATACGGCTTGCAAATGATCTTGTTTAACGCAATTTTTAACACCGCACGTGTTTGTTACTTTAATTTTATGATTATATTTGTATTTTGGATATATACCGGAATAAAGACCATAAGCGTGGGATTGAATGGGATGATCTTTATGGGTAAGAGCTTTTGTTATGTGGCACTCATTGTCATTATGCACTATGAATGTTTCTATACCTGTTAGAGCTGTGAAAGGAGTGTTAGCATGTAGCTGGAGTTGCTTTGATCGGCTTCTATATCTCATGTGTTTGGTGATGTTTAGTGTTGTCTCCTTCCGGTGTTACGCTGTACAATGTACAGCATATCACAGGAGGGGGGAAAATGCAAGTCTTTTAGTATTTTCTTTTTGGTTATGTTATAGTTTTTTGCTTTTGTAAAGTGGGTATATGCGATAATGCAAAATAATGTTATAATATAAAGCAAATGACACTATTAGACCCAAAACAAGCGTTATGCATTGCAAGTTATAAAGATCCAAAGAGCGAAACTTTCGGAAATATGTACAGATCCGCACTTCTTGCGGGCTATCCGGAAGTTACAGCAAGGCAACTAACAAGCCAAAAACCCGCATGGCTAACAGAAAATACCCAAAACGACGTAGAAGCAGTACAAAAAGCAGAAAAAAATCTTAGAAAATATAACAATTATGAGTTAGATCCTGACAATATAAAGACCAAGCGGGACATAGAGGTTGGTAAAATGCAAATAGATGCATCCAAGTTTATTCTAAAAACCCAAGCCCGTGCCAAGTACAGCGAGGATAAAGAAATACAAGCCCCAAACGTACAAATCAACATAGTTAACTATAATTCAAGCCCCCAGAATGACCCAGAACAGCCTGAAAGCGTGCCACGTGAAGCAGACTATGCAGAAAATGGTACAGTGGAATAGACAAATATGAGCGAGGCTCTATACGCCTTTATTCTATATAGTGGCTCTGTTGAGCCGTTTACAATGTCGCCAAATGTATATTGTGCGACATACTTTGTACGGCTCTATTGAGCCACATACTAGCGTATACCAAAAGCCCCATATATAAAGCCATGTAATAGGCACATTAAATGAGTGCTATATATAGAATGGGGGGGGTAGGGGTAAGGCGTACGGGGTAAGGGGTACCGGGTACGGCACCATTTTCTTTTCTAGTAGATATAGTAAGGTAGTCAATTTTTACACCACCCATTTTTTCAAGTTCAAAAGTAACTAACAACGCATATCGTACAATGTCAAATGTCCTTTATATTTTTTTTTACAAAATAGAATTTTTAAACTTCGTGTGGTATAATATATTCAAATGTCACTAATACTAGCTATAGATTTTGATGGAGTAATACATGATCAAAAACCCCCAGAAGGTAAAGTTCTTGGAGCCCCTATAGAAGGAGCACAACTTGCATTAAAGAAATTCAAGGACAAAGGACACACTATAATTATTCATTCCGTATGGGGTAATAGAAAACATATAATTGGGCCTTGGATGAAATATTTTGACATACCATATGATGATATTACTAATATAAAACCAGATGCTGACTTTTATATTGATAATAAAGCTATACATTTTACTAGTTGGAACCAAGAAAACTTATGTCTCTAACACAAATCTCACTTCCACATTTATTCCAGCCTCGTGAATATCAATTACCTTTCCTACAAAAGTGGGACGAAGGGTATAAACGTCTTATTCTAGTAGCTCACAGACGTGCAGGTAAGGATAAAATGGTATTTGCCAACCTTCCTAAGAAAATGATGGAACGTGTAGGTACATATTTCTATTTCCTGCCTACATATACACAAGCTAAGAAGGTTATTTGGACAGGTGCTGATGGTTCTGGTTTTCGTTTCTTGGACCACTTTCCAAAGGAGATTGTAAAGGATAAAAATGAGACTGAAATGCGTATTACTTTGCACAATGGCTCTATTCTACAGCTTGTAGGAGCTGATAATGTGGACAGAATTGTCGGTACTAACCCTGTGGGTGTGGTGTTTTCGGAATACGCTCTGATGAAGTCAGAGGTATGGGACTATATCTCACCTATTCTTACGGAAAACGGAGGATGGGCGGTGTTTGTGTATACTCCCAGAGGAAACAATCACGCTCATGAATTACTACTTAACGGTGAGAAAAACCCTAAGTGGCACGTAGAAGTTCTTCCAGTATCTAAAACTCACGCAGTACCAGAGGAAGATTTGTTAGAACAGAAGATGAATATGTCCAAAGCATTATATATGCAGGAGTATGAATGTGACTTTACAGAAAATGCGAGTGCTGTCTTTAAGGATGTAGATTTACATACGTATAAGCAGGAGGAGTGGGTGCATGATGATATGGCTATGTACCAGTTGGGAGTGGACTTGGCTAAATTTAATGACTATACGGTACTTACACCATTTAATTTGACTACTTTTAAAGTAGGACCACAGGATAGTTTTAATAAGATAGATTACTCCTTGCAGAAAGCTAAGATAGAGGCGGCATATTACAAATATAATAAGCCACTTGTGGTGATGGACTCAACTGGGGTAGGAAATCCTGTAGTGGATGACCTTGTGAATAAAGGAATTAACGTGAGCCCATTTACTTTTACATATAACAGCCGTAATGAGCTATTAATAAACCTTCAGATTCTCTTAGAACAGGATAAAATAAAGATTCCTGATGATCCAGAGTTACTAGAGGAACTCAAGAGTGCTTTCTTTGATGTTACAGCACAAGGAAGAACAAAGATTGTTGTACCTGATGACAAACACGACGATAGAATGATGTCATTGGCACTTGCTGTGTGGCAAATACCAATAAGACCACTTACTTATCAAAATATGAGAGCTCAAAGCTCTCAGACTAATGGCATTACCCCCATGTATGAGGAGTGGGGTTTATAATATGAGACAAAAAACACCAACACAAATAGAGATACCTGAATTTGCTTATGTAAATCAGGAAAGGGAGGAGGAAATTATGAATGAACAGGTACAGTTTACACCTGTAGAAAGACTATCATGGGATAAAGGGATATTTTTATATTTAGAAGGGGCGGAGTATCCACAGAAAGGGTTAACATTACCTCAAACAATGTGGGCAGTTAATATGGTGAAGAAAAACTTTATAGAGGCTGTAAAAATTTTTGGTTCAAAAGAATTTATACCAACATCTATTATTTTTTCACTGTACCCACACAAATCAAAACTTCGCTTCTTGGAAAAACTTCTATCTTCTTTTAATCGTCAGTCGTGGGAAATAATGAGTTCTTATATACTGAAGAATGAATATTTAACACCTGTGGCACAGGAACTTTGTTGGTCTACTTATTCTTTTCTTATCAATTTAGGAATATCGACAGAAAACGCAGACAAGTTCTCACTTATTTTCTCGCACATGGTGGAGTACGATAGAGCATATCAGTTTAGAGTGTTGGATATTTTCTCAGAAACAACCAAAGGAAAACTTCTTAATAATCCAATTAAGGAAATCAAACGTCTTATTTCCATTATGGCCGAGAGAGATAGCGTCTTCGTACACAATAAATTCAAGTTGGTCGGTCTTGGGTTGTCCTTTATGTTGTTCTTCAGGAAGTTTAGAAAAGCCTTTAAGATAGCGGTATCTGAGGTAGATGTGAGGAAACTTTCATATGATGATGGGGATAGATACTGGGCTTGTGTGAGAACAGACTATAAGTATATGGGAAAAACAAATGAAGAACGTAGGAAAATGATAAAGGACAAGTCATTACCAACCTTAGAAAAAATAAGATGATAGCAGCAATATTTTTAACTTTATGTGGAGGTATGTTTACGCTTTTATTATTAGGTTTGATTTTAATGCTTTTTGTTACACCAGAAGAGTGGGACGAAATAAACAAATATTATGAAGAAAAAGAAAACAGTGGTGGAGAGTTCGGAGATGAGCATGTTGGAAGCTAGGGTAATTCAATATTCAAAGTTGGTATTGGGGGTAATTGGTTTGATACTTTTTAGTATATTTTTATTGAAATAACGAAAGTGTGGTATAATATATTTAATGGACACACAAAAGTAGAAATACAAGCAGATCATATTAAATCATTTGTAGATTATCCAGAATTAAGATTTGCAATAGACAACGGAAGAACTTTGTGTAGAAAATGTCATTTAACAACAGATACCTTCGGATGGAATCATTTTAATAAAAAGAAACATGGATAAACTAATCAGCGAACACATAAAAGAAAAGAAGGAGTCAGAAGAATTTAAAAGTAGGCGTTTCGACCAATGGAACCAAAACTACAGCCTTTTTAGAGATCGTGTTGTAGCGAATCGTCTTACTCAGCGTCAGCCTATTAATATTCCTATAATGAGGGAGACTATTCAGACATGGGTAAGTAAAATTGACGAAGCGCCAGAGCTTAAATTTAAGGCTCGTGGTGCTACTACTCGTCACAAGACAGCAGAAATACTTGTGGATGAGATATGGAAACATTACTTTAATAAATTAAAGTTGGATATATTAGACAACTTAGACAAGAAGATTGTAGGTCTTCAAGGAAGGTCCTTTAAGATTGCTGGATTTAATAGAAACGAATTTTTCTTGGACATTATTGATCCATATGATATTGAAATCTCACCAAGGACAAATTCACTTGACCTTAATAGTGCGCAATACATCATAAGAACACATATCTTTAAACCACTTCGTGAAATTTTGGCTAATGCTAAATATGACGCTGATGCAAAACAAGAACTTAAACAGTACCTAGATAGTAAAGAGGGATTGATTAAAAGTGCTGAAACATCTGAGGCATATCAACAAAAGACACAACGTCTTATAGACTTAGGTGCACAGAATTATGACCAATTCAATGCTTCAGAGATACTTGTTGAAATAAATGAGTCTTATAAGAAGGTGTGGTCTGTAAAGGACAATCAGTTTGTAAGACATCTTATTGTAATTGCGGCTGATAAAGTTGTCCTTTATAACAAACCACTTAAAGAGGCTATTGGAATTTCTATACTTCCAATTGTTACTTGGGCTGATGATCCAGACCTAAATGATATATGGTGTGACGGTAAGGGAGACTCTGTACGAACTATCAACAAGGTTATCAATATGTATACATCTCAAGACCTAGAGAACAGAACATATCGTAACTTTGGTATGTACTTCTTCAACTCAATGAATGGAACCTTCCAACCAAAAGCTTTTGACCCAAAGCCTTTCGGAATGTATGGAGTACCAGGTAATCCAGCTGAGGTATTACAGCAGATGCGTATTGAGCCTTTGAATGACACAACACAGCAAATACAGTTTCTTAAAGACTTGATACAGTCTTCTGTGGCACAGACACCAACAGAGCGGGGTGAGCAGACAAAATCACGAACAACTCTTGGAGAGGTACAACTAAACCTTGAACAATCAAGTGGACGAAATAGTGTTGCAGCAAAGCATTATAGACGAGCATGGGAAGAGCTTGGAGAAATATTCTACCAGCTTTTGAGTAACAACTCACGAGGTAGTATCACATTATATAAGGAAGCACCAAACGGCGACTTACAAAGTAAGGAGATTTTCCCTACAGACTGGAATATGCCAGAAGGTTTTAAATGTGAAGTAATAATGAAAGCAGAGTCTGACGCACTAGACCAGTTTGCATTACAGAAAGCACAATATACAATCGCTAACTTCCAAGATAATCCTGTGGCTTTGAAAATTGCTAAAAGGAAACAGTTGGAACTTATGGATTGGACATCAGAGGAAATAGATCAAGCGATGCAGGCATATGAAAATCAAACAACCCCACAAGTGGGTCCTGATGGACAACCAATAAATCCTGCTGTACCACCAACAAATAATGCACAGATGATGCAACAAATGACACAACAATAATATGAATATACTTGAAAAATACTTAACAAAATTACATGTAAAAGAATTTTCAGAACTTCAGGATGATGAAAAGGAAACTTATAGAAACTGGCAGAGCGTGTTAGAAGGTCGAAAATTAACAGATGAAGATGTTTCACGTTTCTTGAAAACAGAAGAGGAGGAGACTATTCAGAAGTTAGTCAGCCAGCATAATAAGGACAGGGAAGATACATTCCTTAAAATGAAGTTAGATTTTATTAGGAAGATTAAATACTTCTTGGACAGTCCTAGAGTTGAGAAGGAGGTCCTAGAACAAAATATTGAGCGAATGCTCGGATAAATTATGAAAGTTATTTTACAAATAGAACATGGAAAAGATGCTACAGGTGAAAACAAGCGAGCCATGTGGATTGATATTATTACAGATATTGTTGGCATGGAGCGTATTACTAGCGTGGCAGAATTACCCGAAGATAGTCCTCTGGGTAAAGAAGTTGATTTTATTGTTACGGAAATGCTTGCGTTAAAGCAGAAGGAATTAAAAGCTAAGATGGAGTCTGAAAAGGCTGCTAAAAAAAATGAAAAAAGAAACACTACTAAATAAAATGAAAGCTATTAGGGATAAAGCAATAAATACAACAGCCACCATAATTGCGGCACCGGCAATAATAAAATCAAAGAGGTCTATTGCTCAATCAACTAGAGATTTTAATACACTTAGAGAAGCACGAAAATACAAAGGAGCACCTGAGTACGATAATAGTGGAAGAGTAACAGACGCACTTAAAGCAAGACTTTTAGCTGATGAAGTAAAGGACAGATTAAAGAAAAATAAATAATTGTGGTATAATGTAGTTATGATAAAAGAAATATTAGAAAAAGAGTGGTTGGATGAGAATGATTTAAAGATCATTAACGCAAATATTCACCTACTTTCACAAAAAGATTTAATAAGATTAGGTTTTGAGACAAAAACAGTTGAAGAGGATATTGAAATCCTTGAAACTGTGGAAGAAGACTTGAAGTTTACAGGTGCTGAAGAAGCACCAAAGAAGCGAGGTAAGAAGGTTTAATAAGTAACTTGCCAAACCCCAAACCTTATAAGTGAGGGACGGCTAAAAAAAACGATGACAGATACAAATATCCAAACTGCGAATGAGGACGTAACAACTAACCCTCCAGCAACGGAAAACACAGAGACAACTGTAAATCCAGTAGCTCCTGACACAGAGACTATTGATTACAAAGAGAAGTTTAGTTCCTCTTCAAGAGAAGCACAGCGTTTGCTTGATGAAAAGAAAGCATTAGAAGCTGAGTTAGAAACTTTAAGAAACTCTAAACAAGATGTCGCTACCTATAGCAACGATTCGGATAACTTATATCCAGGATTTGAAACTTTAGGAGAGGATGAGCAAAGAAATCTACTCGCATATACTCAGAGCATTGAAAAAAAAGTAAGAGAAAGTGTCTATAAAGACCCTGCGATTGCTTATGCAAAGAGTTCATATAACGAGAGACAGTGGGATAGTGCGTTTGAAAAAGTTGCGACACAACACCCAGAACTTAAGGAAGCAAGTAGTGAATTTAAGTCAAAGTATTTTAGAGCGGATAATGTTCCTAGTAACATTGACGCTATTCTAGGAGACTTGGCTAAAGTATATCTATTTGATAAAGCTAAGGATATTGGTGCTAAGCAAGCAATGGAACAAGCTGGACGTATAGAAATTGAACGTGCTTCTGGTGGAGATAATACTCCAACTGCAAGTCGTTCACTAGAAGACTGGCATCAAATGGCACAATCAAATCCTGCAAAATTTGCTCAATTATCTAAAGAATACAATTCTGATATTGAATCTGGAAAGTTAAAATAGTTAACTTTAGAATATAATGACTCAATCATTAGCAGCAAACACACCAATTAAGTATTCACTTAAATTGGTAGAGCTTTTGTATAACGAAACAATTTATACAAAGATCACAAACACAAACTACGAAGGTGAGATTAGAAGCGAAGGAGACAGAGTGCGAGTACGAACACTTGGTAAGCTAACACTTTCTGATTACACAAAAGGAACAACTCTTGTGGCTCAGGAACTAGCACCATCATACGAGGACTTGATTGTAGATCAACAGAAATACTTCAAATTCCAAGTAGACGACATTAAACTATCTAGTGTCCTTTGTTAGGTAACTAACAATGTAAAATTCCGTAAATTGCTGGAATAACCCGTAAAGCAAGTAAGCTAAAACAGAGTACCGTATGGGTACAGATGCACAAAGCTTGAAAATTACTTGATAGGGTCAATCAGCAGCCAAGCCTGAAAAGGAAGGTTCAACGACTAGAGACGGAAAATCCTGTGTTCATTGACAAATAAAGGTTGGTATGATAAACTTCATAGTGATGTTATCAAGAAAAGAAATTTGTGCTCGCTATAGAAATAAAAATAGAGAGTCAATAAAAGAAAGACAAAAAATCGCTAATAAGAAGTTTTATCATAAAAATAGAGAAGAACAAATCAAAAGGTCTTTGGATTATGTAAAAAATAATCTAGAGAAAGTTAAAGAAAAAAGGAGATTAAGATACTTAAAGTATGGTAAAATATATAGAGAGCAGAACATAGAAAAAATAAGAGAAACTGCAAATAAATATAACCGTAAAGAGACCACCAAACTCAAACGTAAGGAAAGAAACCTTACAGATGAAAATTTTAAACTTCAACATTTACTAAGAGCAAGAGTGAGTCATGCAATTAGAAGATGTTATGGCCCAAAATCTTTAACCACAATTCAACTTATAGGTTGTTCAATAGATGAATGTAGAATTCATTTAGAAAAACAATTTAAAGATGGAATGACTTGGAATAGTAAAAATTGGCACATAGACCATATTTTACCACTAGACAGTTTTGATTTAACAGACGTTGAAGAGCAGAAAAAAGCTTTTCATTATACGAATTTACAACCTTTGTTTGCACAAGAGAATTTAAAAAAATCTAACAGGATTATAATATAGTCTGAACTTACGAGAAATCGTAAGAGGAGAATCCGAAGTGGTTCTCCCACTCGAAAGAGGAGTAACAAAATTGAGACAAGTTACAAAACGATATTAATACTATCAACGAGTACGCAGCAACATCAAAGCGAGATATGCAGGAACTTTTGGATACAAACCTTCTAGCATACATGGCTAAGAACGTAGATGGAGATAACGCAGTTGGAACAAACTACTCAACAGGTACTGTTTCAGTAGCAGCTACAACTGGTGTTGTTACAGGTTCTGGAACAACATTTACAGCAGCGATGGTAGGTGGTTACTTTAAGTGGACAGGTGGTTCTTACTACTTGGTTACAGCTTACTCTTCAGCAACAGCTATCACAGTGAAAGACCTTGATGGAGTAGCTTACACAGGAGGTGTAGAGACAGCTTCAACATATGTTATCAACGCAGCAACAGCAACAGCTATCACAAAGTCAAACATATATGCAAATATTGTTTCTCTACGTACAGCTCTTGGAAAGAAACTAACTCCAAAGGAGGGACGATTCATCGTTGTAAACTCAGTATTTGAAGGAGCACTTCTTCAGGCACCAGAGTTCATTCCTGCAGTTGGCGCAGCATATGAGGACGCAGTGAAGGGGGCAAAGATTGGTAGAATTGCAGGATTTGATGTTTATACATCTGAACTTATTGCAGGAGATAACACAACTGGTTACTGGTTTATCGCTGGTACACGAGATTTCTGTGCAATGGCAATGCAGATTATGAAAGTTTCAACTCTTGGTTCAGAAAATGACCCAACATCATTCATGACAACAGTTAAAGGACTTCTTGTCTTCGGACGAAAAGTATTTGCTGGAAACCGTGGACGAGGTGCAGTTTTGCGAGCAACAGTTTCATAGTTTCTCTCAGTACATTGGATTTATCCAGTGTACTGGATAGAGATTATAAGATAACAAAACAAACAAAATGACATCAAACGAAATCCTAGCAACTATACGAAGAAAAATATTAGAGGATACAACCGAACTTGTTTCTGATACAACTCTTTTGTTGTATATGAATGAGACATATAAGGATTTACGATACAGAACATTCACAAATGACCAAATAAATACAGCGACAATCACATTTACAAGTGGTGTTGGTACACTTCCAACTGACTTTGGAACTCTTTACGGACCTGGATATAAAAGTACAACTGACAAAACACCATTTGAAGAAAAATCTATTGCAGATTTTGACAGAGATACGGAGATTGAAGGGATTACTATTGAAGGAAATACCATAAAAGTAAATCCAAGTGATACAACAAGCCTTATTGTTAAATACTATCCATCATACGCAGCACTATCTTCAACTTCAAACCCACTACTCCACGAATTTCTACATGAGCTTATCGTTTACGGAACACTTTATAGAACATTAGAGGATCTTCAGGACGAAGCACGAGCACAATACTACCGAAGTATATATGAAGAAGAGTTCAAAAAACGAGTTAGTGGTATTTCAAGTTACGAAGAAGAAAATCAAATGGGAGGAGTTATGTTTAACTATCAGAAACTTATATAAATATGCCACAAACACCAACAAAAAAAGAATTCAATAAAATCTTTGATAACTTAGCAGATGTTGTTGATGTTGATGATAGCGCGGGACGAAGTGTACCTTCAAATATGAACTGGGTGGATAGTGGCTATCTCACAAAGGACGTAGGTTTTTCAATTCTTGGAGATACACGTTCTACTCTTTGCCACTCACTATTTTATTATAAGAAAAAAAATGGTACTTCATTTATTATAAGAGGAAACGGTACTATTCTTGAATATTTCTCTACAGTAGATAAGAAGTGGTATAGACTAGGTACAACAATTTATACAGAAAACGCTGAGTTTGGCTTTGCTGTATATAACGATACTCTTTATGGATGTAATGCAGTACAGAATTACTTTAAATTTGATGGTACAACATTTACAGAATACGCTTCAGCTCCTAAAGGAAATGTTCTACAGGTTTTTGAAGACAGAATGTTTGTCTCTGGGGTTACAGCAGAACCACTTTCTGTATATTATTCAAAGACATCTGATGCTACAGACTTTACAGTATCAAGTAGTGCTGGAGGGGTTGTAAAACCATTAGGAACAGATTATGTAAAAGCCTTAGAAAATTACTATGGTATCTTAATGATATTTAAGGAAGGTTCTATATGGAAACTTACATTTATATATGACCAGATTGTGTCTCTTTTTGTTCCAAAATTAGAACTTCAATCAGGAAACTATGGAGCAGTATCACGAAAAGCAGTTGTATGGGTGGAAAATGACCTTTGGTTCTTTACAGGACTTGAAGTGCGTTCTATTGGATATAAAGACAATCAAACAGGAGTGCTTGGTGTTAATGCTTCTGTTATTTCAGACGCAATAAAAGAGACACTAAAGACTATAAACCGATTAAATTATAATAAGTGCGTTGTTGGTTATTCAGAAAGACGATTTTATTTATCAGTACCACTTCTAGGAGACACAACAGACACAACTTTCGTATGTCACTTACTTTATAAGAACGCTTGGACGAAATATGAAGGTAGAGATAAGGCTAAAATTAACGACTTTAGGGTAATTGATGATATAATATATACAACGGTCTCTAGTACAAATTTTAGTACATTAAAGTGGGAGGTTGAACCAGCCGATTCAACAACTCTCCAGAGGAAATTAGAAGTTAATATTTAATAAAATGGCAGATACATTAATAAAAGTTACAGAATTAACAGCAAAAACATCTTGTTTAGATACGGACATTGTTCCTATTGTAGAAGATCCAACAGGAAATCCTCTAACAAAGAAAATCTCAGTGGAGTCTATGCTTGCTACTCGTGTTTTTCCTAAAAATCTAGCTACAGTTGGCTACTCAATCGTTCCAGCAGCTACTTTTGCTCTTGGAGTTGGCACATCAGTACAATCAGCATTTCCTACAACTGGTGATGTGTGGACTCTTGTAGCAGCAACAACTTATGAATTTGAAGGATATTATAGAATTACAAAGTCAGGTACAACCTGCACAGTTGGTATGGCTTTTGCTCTTGCTGGTGGTGCATCAGTAACATCTATTGATTACTGGACTCTTTCACAATCAGCAGCAATAAACACAACAGGAACAGCACAGGACACTTGTTCAGTAAACCAAGTTGCAGCAACAGTTGTGACAGCAACAGCAACAACAGCAGTGTGGATTAAATTCAAAGGGCTTATCAGAATGAACGCAGGAGGAACAGTAACTCCACAGATAATCTTTTCAGCAGCACCAACAACACCAGTAATGACAGCTAACTCATATATTAAATTTGTACCAATTGGAACAAATGTTCAGGATACATACGGACCCGTTGCTTAGTAATTAACATATAAATATTGTGGCTACAGTACTTACAACAGAAGACTCAAAAATAATCACAGCTGAGAGTATCGCTGGTATTACAGGTCTTTCCACGTTGAATGATATAAATGTGCAGACCATAAACAAAGAGACATTTACAACAGACCCAACACTAAGAAATTGGCAGATAGGTGCACAGTGGCAGTGGGATAACATTAACAATAATATGAAACCTGTATAATATGGCTCTCGATACTTCATTGATAAGTTATTATAAACTTGATGAATCAAGTGGTAATGCCACTGACTCTGTTGGTAGTAATACACTTACAAACAATAACAGCGTCACATATTCTACTGGAAAAATAAATAATGGGGCTAATTTTGTTAGGGCAAGCTCCCAGTATTTATCAAAAGTAGACGATACTTCACTAGACTTATCGGCAAATATGTCTGTTTCATTTTGGTTAAATCTATCTTCTTTACCTGGAACAAACGAAACGCAAGGGTTGGTAACAAAAGATAATACTTATGGAATTTATTATCAGGACAGCGCAGGAACTAAACGTTTTGGCATGTTTTCTGTCCTATCGTCTTCTTATACTTTTCACACATTTAACACAACGTTAAGCACATCAACTTTTTACCATGTGACTTGGACAAAATCTGGAACAACTAGTTCTTTATATATAAATGGAATATTGGTTAGTTCTGGTTCTGCGACAGCTACAATGGATAATACTACAGGTTCATTCTTCCTAGGTCTTGGTGATGGTGCTGGTGAATATCTTAACGGCCAACTTGACGAAGTCGCCATCTGGTCCCGTGCCCTTTCCGCCGACGAAGTATCACAAATCTTTAACTCTGGTCGTGGTAACTCATATCCATTTACAGCAACACCACCACTATACGGAGGAGTAGCCTACTATAAACTAGACGAAACAACAGGTAATGCTGTAGATAGTATTGGGGGTAATACAGCTACAAATACGAATGTCACTTATGCAGCAGGAAAGATAAATAATGGTGCGGTGTTTAATGGGAGTAGTGCTAAGTTAGCTATTGGTTCAACATCAACTCTGCAATTAACCACGGCGGTTTCGATAGCGTCGTGGTTTAAAATGTCATCTTCTTCAGCTGGAATTATTTATTCAAAAGACTCTGAGGCTTTAGGTGGTTATTTAGGTTATGGTATTTATGCCAATATACCATCTACAGGAAACCTGAGAATGAGGGTTAGAACTGGATCTGGAGCAACCTTTTCAGATTTAGACACAACTGGAAAATCATATAATGATAACACCTTTCACCTAGTGGTCGCAGTTTATAATGCTGGAGTTCAAAAGGTTTATGTTGATGGAACTCTGGTATCTACTGGAGGAAGTGGAAGTTCTATTTATTGGGCGACTCCACAAGTACCAAATATTGGCGTAAGTTCTATTAGTGACAACTGGTTTAATGGATTAATTGATGAAACATCAATTTTTTCAAGAGAACTCTCCCAAACCGAAATAACCGCACTATACAACTCAGGACTAGGTAATCAATACCCATTCTCGTTTACACCATCTCTTACAACAGACGTTATAACAAACCTAGATATAGATTCTGTAACAGTAAATGGTACAGTTATTTCAGATAACGGTGCAACTGTATCAGAAAGAGGTTTTGTATATTCCAACACAACTAATCCAACAATAGTCACAGGTACAAAAGTAATAGTGGCAGGGACTATTGGTTCATACTCCTCAGATATTACAGGACTACTAAAGAATAATACCTATTATCTAAAAGCCTACGCAACAAACTCATTCGGTACAGCTTACGGAGCAGAGGTAATCTTCACCACCTTAGGTCTTGACGCTGACACATTCTACAAAAACATTAATGGTATAGAAGGACAGACATACTCCGTATCATGCAATGTGACAGGCACAACAGGTACGGTGACAGTCAAACTTGGTACAACAGGAACATCACAAGTCATAAATGCCGGAGCAGGTATAACAACATTTCAAGGAACATATGGAGGACTTACAGGGCTTATCTTTGAGAAGTCAGACCTTTTTGATGGAACAGTTGATGATGTTATGTGGGTACTTATTACGGGAAGTGCAATACTAGACTGGACATTAAACTCATTAACAAACATATTTCCTATTAACTCAGCGGTTAAATTCAAGCGAGTAGAGGATAAAAACCTCACACGTTTTGACCTATATAGATACCTAGACGTTATGTTCAAGGATCTTGATGGCTATGTGACACTCACAGTATCTAAAGAAGCTAATGATACAACAACAAATACAGCAAAGACCTTCGTTGTTGGTAATACTGGCACATCACCAAGTCCTTTTGTTAAGAAAAGAGTTTCAATGCTTCAAAAAGGACAGGCGATTTTAATACAATTCTCAAATAATAAATTAAATGAGACATTCACGATTTGTCAGTTTTCATTAACAGGTACCCAAGACTCACCAAGACTATATAAATTAAGCAAAATTATATCAATGTAGTCAAACGTGGTATAATATATATAAACAACATGGCTATTACACAAAAACAAATTGACGACCTATACAAGCAGGCGCAAAATATACAAAAACAAGTTACAGACGTTGCTACATCACGTGGCGTAACTTTACAACCAACATCTGGTGGTGGTTATAGCGCTGTACCAAAAGGACAAGTTGCTGGAGCTTCTGATACACAATATGTACCAGGTACGACAGTTCCAATCCGTAACTATGAACAAGGAGCACGTCTTGGATTAGAGGGTGAAGATGCTCAAGCAGCAGCTAATGCTTATGGTAATCAACAAATGGGAATTAGTTATGTTGAACCAAAAATATCTTCTCAGACAGCTTCTGCTATGGGCGCAGCATTGGGTACTGGTGGAAAACAATTTGAAGGACTTACTCAGTCACAAGCAAACGCCAAACTAGACTCTTTGAAGAAAACACTTAATGAACAAACATCAGCAAATACGTCTTCTATTCTTAACCCAGAAAC